AACAAGCGGAATGGGAATCTAAAGAAGCAGGGACAGACGCCCGAATTTTAATCTACAGAGCAGAAAATATGCGACAATTTCGTAATGAAAAACTTGCAGAAACCGATTGGACAGCAAGTAGTGACATCACGATGAGCGATGCGATGAAAGCTTATCGACAAGCGTTGCGAGATGTGCCAGCGCAATCTGGTTTTCCGACCACGATCAACTGGCCTAAGTTGGGAGAATAGCACATGATAACTTTCGCGCAGTTGCAAGCAGATCCGTCGAATATGGAATTGGGAAATGCCTATGCAGCCCAACAGGGCAATATACTGAATGCTCAAGGCGGTACAGGCCCGTCTCAAGGATCTCCAAATTTAACACAAGGTCAGCAATATTTAGCTGCCCATCCCGATGTTTTTAATAATGCGGTTGCCCGGGCAAATGATGAAGGTATTTTTGGGGGGGATGCGTTTAGCTCTCGCCTTGACGAAATTGCGCTAGAGCATTTCAATGCATTTGGCGTGGCGGATGGCCGAGCTGGTTTTGGTTATACCCCTCCAGCAACTGGCACGTTTGCTCCCAGCCCAAATGAAACGCCATCATTTAACTCGCCTAGCACAAATATAAATCCCGGAACTGGGCAACCATTTACACCAGCGCCAGGTCAAACTGGTCTTGGGTCTAACAATGGGCAAAGCCAACAGTCTACTTTTGATAACTCTGGGTATCAAACAGCCCTTAATAATTTTGGTGGCCTACTTAACAACTACGGCGATTTTTTCGGCGGGTTATTAAGTGGTGCTCAAAATGCTCAAGATCAATCTAACATGAATCCGTATTCTGCATATCCAAATGCCAATTATGTTAACCCTTGGAATGCAACCGCCCCAATGGGAGTCAATTCTGTTTTTGGAGCTAACAATTCAATGAGTGGGCTAGGAAACTTAGCAGGGGGGGTGGCATCAGGGGGCTGGAACTCTGGCTCTTCCTGGAATGGCGGTGGTGGAGCTGCCAACACTGGTCATAATATGCTTTGGACAACTTAGATGGCGTTAATAGAGCTTCCAATTAAACCAGGTGTTGTTAGGGATAATAGTTTTTTATTATCAGAGTCTAGGTGGGTGGATGCAGACAAAGTTAGATTTAGAAGAGTGGGAGATAGATCCCAGCCTGAGATTATTAATGGTTGGGAAGACCTGACTGAAGAAACTTTTTCTGGCAAATGTCGAGCCTTGCATAGTTATGAAACAATACTGGGTGACAGGCAGATCGTGCTTGGAACCTCTAGTAATTTATATGTTTATTCTGGAAATTTAATCTGGGATATAACACCTATTACAGCATCTGCAACATTAACAAATGCCCTTGCTGTAACGTCAGGCTCACCAACAGTAACGGTGACACATTCGGCACATGGAAGATTAGATAATTCTATTGTTTATTTAAGAAATTCTGCAGCAGTCGGAAACTTAAATCTTGGCTCAACTGGGTCTATGTCAAATGGGATTACAGTGAGTGCGCAAAGTACAGCTTTAGTTTTGTCCATACCAGGACACGGATTATCAGATTATGATAGAATAACTTTATCCGGATCTTCTGATATTGGCGGTATTTTAGCAGCAGAAATAAATAAAACGCACACTTGTAAGATTATAAGCATCGATCAGATAATGCTGACATCTGCAACTAAGGCAACTAGTGATGTTTCTGGTGGGGGAGGCACTGTTGCTTATAATGTATGCAAAGGCTATTCCGTCACTGTTATTAATGCCAATAGCTACACAATAACAGCATCAGCTAATGCCAATGCAACCGCCTCAAGTGGCGGTGGCACTCTGACTTATGAATATGCTTTAAATCCAGGACAAGAAAATACAACTGCCAGATCTGGATATTCATCTGGTGGTTATGCAGAGGGCTATTATAGTTTGCCCTCATCTGAAACTGATTTAAGGGCAAGAGTTTGGACACTATCTAACCTTGGAGAAATCCTTGTAGGTAACTACAGAAACTCTCCAATTTATCAATGGGACAATCAACCTAGTCAAAGGGCAATTAGTTTAAATTCAACTGTAACAGATGCCCCTGATCAATCTTTGTCAAACATGGTAACTCCGGAAAAATTCTTGCTGGCTTTAGGAACTAAGGATCAACCTTCTGGAACATTTAACCCTATGCAGATTGCTTTTAGCACTCAATACGGGGGGATAACTTCGGGGGATTGGACACCGGAAGAAACAAACAGTGCAGGGGATTTTATATTAGCTGAAGGCAATAAAATAATGGCAGGCTTACCTATGCCATTTGTCTCTCTTGTTTGGACGGACACTAGCCTTTATTCCTTAGGTTATTTGCCGGATTCTGTAATTTATAGACCAACTTTAATTGGTACAGGGTGCGGTTTAATCGGACCTAATGCTGCTGCAAGGGCTGGGGATTCCGGTCAAGTTTTTTGGTTGTCTAGTAGCCGAGAGTTTATGACTTGGGGCGGTGGTACACCCCAGACTGTAAGTTGTGGTGTTAGAGATTTCTTTTTTGATAATCTTGCTGAACAACAAGAAGATTTAATCTTCTCTGCAACCAATGAGCAATTTAATGAAATCTGGTGGTTTTACCCAGATAAAGAAACTAATGAAAATTATAGGTATGTGGCTTTAAATTATTCAGAGCTACACTGGACTATAGGAACTTTTAGCATAACATCCTGGCAAGAGCGAGGCGTGGAAGAGTTTCCGATTGCGGCATTTGCTAATGGTAAAATAAGAATTATGGAGAAATCCAATACCGCTAATGGATCGGCATTTGATGCTCATCTTGAGTCAGGTTTAACTGATGTCCAAGAGGGTGAAAATCTTATGTTTTGTAAAAGGTTTGTGCCAGATTTTCATAATCTGACAGGGGCTGTAAACATTAAATTAAAACATAGATTATGGCCTCAAGGGACTGTAACTGAAACTGATCTAGGCTCAGTTAATAACACAACTCTTAAAGTTGATTGCAGGGTGAGTGCTAGGCAGTTGGCTTTACGATATGATTGGGGATCAACAAGTCCTACTGATGGCAGGCTTGGTAGAATTATGCTTGATATAACGCCAACACAAAGAACCAGATGATTAGTATTTTACCTGTTACAAATATAGAACCTAAAATATGCAGTATCTGCGGAAGAGTAATGAATAAACCTAGTACACAACATTATGTGCATGGTCATTTGCAGTGCGAGGCTTGTGGCAGAAACATTGACGAGTGTTGCCAAGGTGAAACAGCAAATGAATTAAATGATTAGTTTTGAGACATGGGCAAAAGCAAAACCGTTAATAGTTAAAGCCTTAAAATATCAAAGCAGCCATGACATAGACGATATAAAACAAGCCATTGAGGACAGTATGGCTCAGTTATGGTGTGGCAATAAATCTGTAATTGTCACTGAGATTATAACTTATCCTAAAAAGAAAGAATGCAGAATCTGGTTGGCATCAGGGGATATGCAAGAATTAACAGAAGAAATGCTTCCTGATGTTGAGTCCTGGGCAAAAGGTGGTGGGTGTCAAACAGTCAGTGTTGTTGGTCGAAAAGGATGGCTGAGAGTCTTAAAGGATTATTTTCAGCCTCACATCGTTATTGAAAAGGAGTTGCTATGAGCAAGGGTGGTGGTACTAAAATGGCTACGTCTACATCGGACATCAGCCCCAGGTACAAAGATTTCGTAAATGACTCGTTAGGTCTCGCTGGAACGATTGCCAATATGCCTTATGTGCCTTATGAGGGGGAAAGGATTGCTCCTTTTAGCCCTGATCAGAATAGAGCATTTGATGAGGTGCGTGGGATGCAACAGAATTATATGCCCATGCAACAAACAGGCAATGCAGCCACAGTCGCAGGCATAAATTCTATAACAGACCCTAGTGTTATGATGGGCAAATATTCAAACCCATATGAGGATGACGTTGTTCAGTCTGTTGTTTCTGAGCTTGGTGATGCGAGGGATTTAGCGAATGAGAGAGCTAGATTGCGGAATCCTTGGGGTGGCTCTAGGGCAGCACTTCTTGAGAGCCAGAACGAAGAAAACTATCAAGACCAATTAGCAGAGAGTGTTGGGCGGTTAAGAAATCAAGGGTTTATGAATGCAGCACAATTAGGTCAGCAAGGCACAGGTCAATTACTGGGGGCTGGATCTCAAGCAACAGGTCAGGCTGGTGCTAATTTAAATACAGGTCTGCAATATGCAGCTGGTCTATCTGGTGTCGGTCAACAGGCACAAGGGATGCGACAAGGCATTAATGACCTTAGATATCAAGATTTTATAGACCAAGTTAATCAACCTTTAAGAGCCTTAAATATTAGAATGGGCGCTCAAGGACAGACCCCGATGGGATCGGTTCAACGTGTTCCTGTGCAATCAAGTGGTGGTGGTTTATCTGGGCTGGGGTCTTTGCTTTCTGGTGGAGCAAAAATTGCCTCTCTAATGAGCGGAAATCCAGCTGGTATTTTAGTCTAGGAGTTTTATATGGCTATTTCTACACGCAGAACAAATTTCAGTGGCCTTGCTGAGAATCCTGTTTTAGCTGCAATTTTAGAGCGTGGTAAGGCCAGCACTAGAACGGCTCAAGAAGGGCAGTTGATTGCAAACTTAAACAAAGGTGGTGGCAACAATAGACCGCCTCCCCCTTTAAGGCCAATAGTTCAAAAAAGTCCTGGTATGTTGCAAAGTTTAGGCGATGAAATTTCTAGTTTTGCCACAGATTTGGGCAATGCTAAAAAGATGGGTCGAGAGTATAAAGCAAGGGATGCTATAGCTGAAATAATACAGCCTAAAGTGGTGGGTGAACCTGGTGTTGACCAAATGAATATGACAGAAGCTGCACCGATGGTAATGCCACCTTCAGCCCAAGATTTATTTAAAACCAGTATGTTATTTGCCGACACCCCTACAGGGGCAAAAGGTATGCAGTATGCTCGAATGCTTCAAGGCCAGCAAAATATTGAGCAAAATAGAAATATAGCTGCACAAACTAGAGCTTATGAAAGAGATTATCGGGAGAAAAGAAATACTATTACGGATAATCAAAAGCAAGCTTCTTTAGATGCAAGCAGAAAAATTCCTATTAGGAGTCAAGATGAGCTAGATGTTGTAACTGGGGGTGGCACTATTTTTGACCCCAACAGATCGTATTACACGCAAGGGGGCGTTTTAAACAGTAATAAATTAACTGATTTAAAATCTCCTGCAAGACAACAACAAGATTTAGAAACTTCCTTATTAAGAGGGGGAGGTGGGCCGAATAAGGGAACAAACGAGGCGTGGAAAGAAACAGCAAAAAAGGTTTCTGCTGCCAATGTTGAAACCGTAAGTGAATGGCAATCTTTTGAGCCTGATAATGAAATACGGTTAACAGATATAAGGGCGCAAATTGACTCAGGTGGTCTTAATACCGGCCCAGGAGAAAGTATAAAAAATACATTTACTGAGCTTGGTTTATCTATTGGAAATATTGCTGGAATTAATGAGGACGTAGTAAAGAATTTTATAGGTCGGGCAAAGGTCGATAATTACGAAGAAGCTAATAAATTCACTAAAAACATTTTTAACTTAGTTAATAAACAACTAAGGCAAGAAAATGGGGTGCAGGCAAAAGATGACTTTGATAGATTTTTTAAAGAGTTGCCAAACATAAATGATCCAATAGAGACCGTAAAAGTAATGACCGATTATTTGGTTAATGTTGAAAAGCTAAAAAAGTTTAGAGCTAATTATGTTGCAGATGCTAAAGCAGATCACAGGGCAAAAGGAGGCAGTCCATTTGACCCAACCCATCAGGACAAAATTGTTCAAGATTGGAGAAAGAAAATAACTCAAATGTCACTTCTTGGTTTCCAGAAGAATCCAGAAGATCCTAAAAAATATGACCGTGTTTATTTAATGGATTATATAGATGAAAATGTCCCAGAAGAATTTTCAAATAATCCTACAAAATGGCCTAGATACGATGCCTTGTTGAAGGAGTGGAATACAAATTATGTCCGAGCAAGGAAACGATAATGTCAGAATTACAGTTTAAACCACCTGTAGTTAGGACAAGTAAAAATTCTCCTTTACCTCAAACTATTGTTAATAATTTTGAGGATGATACAGTTAATTTAATAGATTCTCCTGTATCCGGATTTAAGCCACCCAAAGTTAGAACGTCTTTAACTGCTGCAAAACCTAATGCCCGAGAACTTCTATTGCAAAAGCCAAAAGAAGCTATGGGCATTAAACCTTTATTGCAAGCCAAGCTTGGAACGACAGACGATCTAGGGGAGCAGGCTAGAATATTTGCTCAGAATAAATTTCCTGATATGCCATTGAATGAAGCTATGAGCCGCATATCAAAACAAGGAAACAGGCTTGTTTATCTTGATACAGATGGTCAGGCAAAGTATGCCACTCCAGAACTATTTAGGTCACCGATTGCCCCTGGAGAAGGCTTTGCACTACAGAATCCTATTAACACAGATCGTCTAGGAACTAGGCTGGCTCAGAGCGCATCTAATTATTCAAGTAGATTGCCAGAAGAAGCAGCATCCGAATACATTGACAAAACAGCAGGTAAATTTTTACCTTTTGGAGTAAGACAAGCTGTTAGTGGCCTTGCTCAAGGTGTTGCTGGGTATCCGAGACAAGTTGTTGGCAACCTTTTATCTGATAACCCTGACCCCTTCACAAGTGTTGATTTAGGGGAAACTGCCAGATCAATTTCAGAGGGGCTAATTTCTTCTGGTGCTTCTGAAGGTCTTGAAAGGTTAGTTGGTAAAAGAAATATGTTACAGCTATCTGGAGCTGACGCCAGAAAACTTAGTACTCCAGAAGAGGTTGTTAAAAGAAAAGATTTAGAATCTGCATTTAAAGAAAACAGAATTACGCCTACTACTTCTCAAATTTCCGACCTAGATTCTTTGCGAGTTACAGAGCGTCAACTTATGGATGGCTCTGACCAACTGCCTCGATTTGTAGAAATATACAGGAATCAAGCAAAGCAAATTGAGACTAGGGCAGAAGAACTTGTAAACAATGTCGGTGACCCTAACACATTTAGGTCTTATCAAGAATTAGCAACAACTGCAAAAACTATTATCCAAGAAGCTAAAGATACTAGGGCAAAAAAAGCTAGTTCGTTTTATAAAAAAGCTTTTGAATCTGGAAATGTTGCAAACATAGATAATGTTCTTGAGTTAATAGAATCCAGATTGACATCAGTAAGAGGGGGAAGCCAAAAGTTTGTAGATAATGATGGAGTTGTTACTACAGAACCAGGCAA